GTTAAAAAAATTATTTTAAAGGGAAAAATATGAAGCGTTTTGTGATTGGAGATATTCATGGTGGTTATAAAGCCATGATTCAAGTTTTGGAGAGGGCAAATTTTAACCCTCAAAAGGATATGCTTATTGGGTTAGGAGACTATGCTGATGGGTGGCCGCAAGTATATGAAGTGATAGAATATCTCAAAAATTTACCAAACTTTAAAGGAGTTATTGGGAATCATGATTGTTTTTCAGACGATACAGAGGCTCTTACAGATAGTGGTTGGAAGAATTATAAAGATATAACTCTTGAAGATAAAATTCTTAGTCTTAATACAGAAACTAAAATGTTATGTTGGGATAAAATTAACGAGATTATTATAAAAGACGTTGATGGTTTCTTGTATAATTTTTCAAACAATCACATAGACATGTTAATTACAGAGAATCATAGAATTTTACACCAAAAAAGAAATGGAGATGTCTGGGGGGATTATAAGTATGATACAATCAAAAACCTAAAAGGAAGAATAAAAATTCCTACATCTGGTTTTTGCCCCAAAAAAGGAATAAATCTATCTAACGCCGAAATTAGATTTATTGCTTGGATTCTTACTGATGGTGGCATTACAAAAGCCAAGAACAAAAATTATTATACTATATATCAATCAAAGGAATACACAAAGAAAATAATAAGAGATTTACTTAATGAATTAGGGTATTCTTTTGCTGAAACTATTAGAAATAGGGATATAACAGAGGTTTGTGGCAAAGACCTAGTAGAGACGCCTTTACCTCAAAGTGAATTTAGAATATCCTCAGAAGATTCTCAGAATATTAAAGAATTTTTCCCAGAAAAATACCCTTTCCCTAGTTTCTTGTTTGATATGAATAAAGAACAATTTACTGTTTTTATTAACGAAGTTATACTTGGGGACGGAACTTTTTACAACAGACAAGAAGATAACAAAACAGCTATCTTATATGGAACTAAAGAATTCTTAAATAATATACAGACATTGTGTATTCAGAATGAAAAAAGAGCTATTTTAGCAACAGATACAAGAGGAACTTATCGTCTTAATATTAGTGACCATACTAGTACCTCTTTTGATGTTGAAGATAAAGTTAAAGAAATTCCTTATAAAGGAACTGTGTGGTGTCTTTCTGTCCCTCAGACAAATTTTGTAGTAAGAAGAAACGGAAAGCCTTTTATCTCTGGAAACTGCTGGCTATTGGATTTTCTATCTTATGGCTATGCTCCGCATATTTGGCTTTCACAGGGTGGAATGGCGTCTTTCAATAGTTATCAAGGAATATTAAACAGTGATTTATCAGAAAATCACAGAAGATTTTTGTCTTCTCTTCCATATTATCTAGAAGTAGATGATAAATTATTTGTTCATGGCGGTTTAAACGTTTCTACTGATTCTGAAATAAATATTAGAGAAGAAAGAGAAGATGATTTAGTTTGGAATAGAGAACTGTTCAAAGATATAGCATATGCTGTAAAATATAATAGCAATCCAAATCTAAATATCAGTCCGTATAATGAAATTTATATAGGGCATACTACCACCCAAAGAGTTAGAGAAGATTTTACTCCCGTATTTGGTTATAATGTTTATTTGCTCGACCAAGGGGCTGGATGGGATGGTAAATTAACTGTAATGGATATTGATACCAAAGAGTGGTGGCAATCTGATTTTGTTCCTTCTCTTTATCCAGAAGAAAAAGGAAGAGGATAAATAAATCTAAAAAATAATGATGCATTTTTGCAAAAACAAAAGTTCTAAGGAGAAGAATTAAAATGAGGAATAGCACCACAATTAGAGTTCCGCAAAAATATAGGCATATGATTTATAGTATATATAAAGATACAGAAGGCTATTGGGTATATTTAGAAAATGGGTACTATTCTCATATTGTTGATAAAAGAATTTTTCATGAAAAAACAATAAAAGACACTTTAAAAGAAATTAGACTAATAAAAAGGAATGAATTATGAGCCAGTGGACTAATGTTAGAATAATATACGATTTGTATACAACACCAGTTAGTAAAGAGTGTGAAGATTATCGCAAATTAGGAATTTACACTCGATTTCAAAGTGCTAAAAGGGCTTTAAGATGGGAAAGTGAGAGAAATGTATTTAAACTTGGTTCTGAAAGAAGCCTAGAAGTTTATTTTTCTCCTTATTGCGGCGCTTCTTGGATGGAAGAAGGCTTAACAGTTGAATATGATGATAGAGCAACTCTTGTAATGTTTGGAAATCTTAGAGACTGCTATAGAGATGAATTTATTGACAGCCTTAATGCTTTCATTAAAATTTTATATAAATATGGAATCGGCATAAATGGTGCCGTTGTGAAAATAGAATAAAAAAACTTAATTGACAAAATTTTAAAAAAATTGTAAAATTAAGTATACGAAACAAGATAGAGAAAAATATAATGTAAAGGAAGGTTTTTATGGTTGACTGGAAAATTTTAATCAAAGATATAAAAGAGGCTCTCGAACCAATAGAAAAGAAACATAATGTTTCTATAAAATTGGGAACTTTGAGGTATAGCGACTCTTCTTTTAACGTTAAAATTGAAGGTTTGATAAATTCTATAGATAGGTCCGGAGAAAGAATTGAATTCGATAGACTTTGCAATTCATTCGGACTTACCAGAGAGGATTACAAAAGAACTTTCCTTTATAAAGGTAAAACTTATGAACTTGTTGGCTTTAATTTAAAAGCAAGAAAGTATCCTTATGTAGCAAGAGAAGTTGGAACCGAAAATACCACCAGATTTACTGAATCTGTAATTACTCTTATAAAAGGTGGAAATGATAAAGTTCTAAATATCCTAGAAAAAATTTAAAAAAGAGATTACTGATGGAAAATTTAGAGGAAAAAAAGAGAGAATTTGGTGAAACTATTAATGCCTCTTTGATTTTAGACTATTTTAAAGCAAATGGGGCTATAACAAACAAAGTTCAAATAAGTCCTTATATAAAAGGAATCCTTGACAAGGCTTGGATTAATTTTGTTATGGAAAATCCAGAACTATCCGATTTTAAGAAAGAAATAGTTTCTTCTTATGGCTCAAAAGTTTCTTCGCTTCTTATTTCTTATTTTACGCAGGATTAAAATGAAAGATTACAAATTTTGGAAAGTTGAGTGGTATAGAAATGGAATGGTGGGAGTTTCAGATGGAGATTCCCATGTTGAATTTACGGAAGACGAATGGAATCATATTCGTCTTGAACAAGAATTCGAACGAGAAGAAAACGGTGGATACCCAAACGATTAAGGAGAAAATATGATTGCTATTATTTCTATTGTTGCTTTGATTTTGATGCTAATGTTTTTTTACCAGACAGGTAAAATGAACGAGCAATATGATAAAAATGCTGAATTTATATCAAAAGAAATTATTGTAGATAATTTTGAAATACTTGATATATAAAGCATATAATGTGGTATTTTTTTAGAAGGTGTGAAGATATAAGTATGAGAAAACAAATGTTGCCCCAAAGTAATAATAGTTATCCAAGAGAACTCTCCGATTTTAAAATCAGGGGTAATATAGGCGTATCATAATGATACGATGATATATATATTACCCCTGTAGGAATACAGGGGTTTTTTAATGCCCTTCTAGTTTAATGGTAGAATAAGACTCCCGTAAAGTTTTGGTATCGGTTCGATTCCGATGTAGGGCTGTAAATCTTAATTTGTAAGAGGCGTAAAATGGGCAAAATGTTTGTAGAAGATGTAGCAAGAAAAGCAATTTATTATAAGTCCATAAATCCAAGTTGGCGTTGGGGGCAAGCAGCATTTAACGCTTGTTATGAATTGTTTCCGGATATTGCTGATATTATTAGAGGAACTGAATGCGACCCGTTTTATGACGACTCACGTTTAGAAAAATTTATTAATAAGGTGAATGAATTAAATGGTTAAACAAGTTATAGTCGTAAGACATGATTTGAAAATGCGCAAAGGAAAAATCGGGGCCCAGTGTTCTCATGCTTCTATGAAGGTTTTCTTTGATAGATTCAAGAACGAAAAAAAGAATGTTTATTCTATTAAAGTATCTGATGAAATGAATGAATGGATTCAAGGTGCTTTTACCAAGATTGTTGTATATGTAAATAGCGAAGAAGAATTGCTTGCTATATACGATAGAGCAAAAGAAGCGGGTCTACCTTGTTCTTTGATTAAAGATAATGGGCTTACAGAGTTTGGTGGTGTTCCAACTCATACTTGTATAGCAATCGGACCTGATAAGGCAGAAAAAATAGATTTAATTACTGGAAATCTACCGCTTTATTAAAAAGGTAATCAAGAAGAAAAGAAGAAATACCAATAACTATTACAGTTATTATTATGTATCCTACCAAAAGGCAGACTGCGAATAGCGTTTCAAAATTTGAATTCCCTGTTCCTTACTGCTTATATAGTGGGTGCAGAAAATAAAGTTGACAAAATTTTAAAAAAATTGTAAAATTATAGAGTAAGGAATGCAGAAGATGAAAGAATATGAGATTGCTGTAAAAGTAATAGATAAATCGTATATTGATTCGCTTATTGTTGCCCTAGTCCGCCAAGGATATGAGGTATACTATAATGATGATGAATCAGTTGTATGTTTCAAAACTTATGATGAAGAAGTGACAGAAATAAAAAAATAAATCTGGCGAAAACAAATGGTTAAAAAAAGAAAACGCCCGTTAATTAACACTGTCGGGTTGGGGCGGAAGACAGGGAAGCAACAACCTCCATTTGTTTTCCAAGATTTTAAATAAATGGTTCTATAGACTAACGGTTAGGTCGCAAGCCTTTCAAGCTTGAAACGCAGGGTTCAACTCCCGCTAGAACTAAATAAAAGTTCAAATCATATCGAGGCGTAGCATGAATGCAATAATAAAAAGAAATCTTGACTTGTCTACGTTTAAAAGAATGTTTGATAGGTTAGGAACTAATTACGAAGTGATTACTCCGGATTATTCATTACCAGATGTAATAAATCAATCAGGTATGATTAGAATAAAAGTAGGAAGATATACTATTAATTTTGACGATTGTGAAAATTTTATAAGTATTATGGAAAAATAAAAAATGGTCTATTCGTCTAATGGAAGGACGCTTGATTCTCAGTCAAAGAATATCGGTTCGATTCCGGTATAGACTAAATTATCGGGATATGGGCAAGTGGTATGCCAGGACATTTGGGATGTTCTAACCGTCAGTTCGAATCTGGCTATCCCGACTTAAATTGCCTTGTAGCTCAAAGGCAGAGCGTGAAACAAATAAGGATTAATTTAAAAAACTTGTAATATTGTGGTGTAGCCTAATGGTTAGGCAATTGTCTGTTAAACAATCCTAAGTGGGTTCAATTCCCACCGCCGCAGTTTTTTATTTTTATAAACGCCTAAACAACTTTGGTGTAATCTAATAGTTAGGAAACTTGAAAAATGAACTTATTATTGCTTTCTTACATTGTTTGCTAAGATAATAGTAACGAGGTTCAAATGATTTGTGAAAAATGCGGTAAAGAATTTTTTGAAGATTGGAGAAAATGTCCAAAAGGAGAAGCTAGATTTTGTTCTAGAGAATGTGCTAATAGTAAAATTCATTCAAAAGAAACAAAAGAAAAGATAAAAAAATCTTTAGACAATTATCATAAAAAAAACAACACTAAAAAAAATGTTAAATTTTGTAAAAAATGCGGTAAAAAATTATCTTATAACAATAAAAGTGGTTTTTGTAAAAAATGTAAACCGCCGGCAAAAACAAAAAGCGAATGTGTTACAGATTACAGAAGAAAGAGAAAAAAAGTATTAATTGATTTAAAAGGTGGGAAATGCGAAATTTGTGGATATAATAAAAGTATTTGGGCTTTACATTTTCATCATTTAGATAACGAAAAAAAAGACTTTAAAATATCGAGTAGTAATCCTAGAAAGATAGAGAAAGACATTCAAGAAGTAGAAAAATGTATTTTAGTTTGTGCTAATTGTCATGCTGAATTACACGAAGAAATTTTTTATCGACAATTTACAGAAAATTCTATACATATTAGTAGTAAAGAAACATTCTGTTAACCAGAGGGTTGTGGTGTCGGAATCCACCAAGGCAGTATTTACGGGGTAGTAGCTCCTAATGGTTAGAGCAGGACTCTTATAAAGTCAAGGTTGATGGTTCAAGTCCATCTTACCCCAAAGGATTTACAAGGTTAAGCATAATTGCGTGTTCCTCAAATCGTGAATCCACTCAATGCTTCTGTAGACCAACGGCAGAGTCAGCAGACTTAAACAGGCTTTTGAAAGTACGAAAGTGTTTCCATATTAAGGAAGTGGAAAACACAACAGAACGGTATTCTCTTGTAAAGTTAATGTTATGACAGATGAAAAATTTATAGAAATTGTAAATAATTGCGGAACAATGGCTTTTGCCGCAAAAACAACTGGAATGGCATATTCTACTTTTATAAGAAAAGCAAAAAAGTTAGGATGTTATAATCCAAATCAAGGTAGTAAGGGAGTAAAAAAACCCAAAAAAGATGGTTTAGGAAAAATACCACTGAAAGAAATTTTAGAGGGTAGGCAACCACAATATCAAACTTATAAATTAAAACGTAGGTTGATAGAAGAACATATATTAGAGGATAAATGTTCTATATGCGGTTGGGATAAAAAACCAGAAGGTTCGGATTTTTCGCCTTGCGAGTTAGACCATATAGATGGAAACCCAACAAACCATGAATTGGAAAACTTACGCATCCTTTGTCCTAATTGTCATTCTCTTACTGAAACTTATAGGTTCAGAAGAGGAAAAACAAATGGGATTGAGCACCAAGATACGAAAGTTCTTGAGTGAATGTTGTCAAATTCGGGAAATCCTTTGACTTGGTAATCCCGAGCCAAGCCCTGTAAAGGGAAGGTGTAGAGACTTAACGGCAACCACCTAAATCATTTATTTTGATAAGGTGAAGAGAAAGTCCAGACCACAAACAAATTGTCGTACTTTTGGTAGTGAAAACTATAGTGGTAAGAAAATCTGCACAGTGTGGGTTCGAATCCCATCAGAAGCACGAATATATGCCTTCTTATACCTCTAGGGACGGGGGGTGGTCTGTAAAACCATCGCTTATAGCTGAGTGGGTTCGACTCCCACAGGGGGCAAAATTCTTCCATCTGTTGTTTGCAATGATATCTCGTATATCCTTGCAAGTGGCGGTAAAACAAAAAAATTGCATGATATAGGTAGAGTATTCATGTGGTTCTTGGATTATTCCTATATAATCTGCTTGGGCACGAAAGCTATCAGTGTCCCTTTTTGCTGGTTTTAAGTGTATAAAATCTGCGAAACACTGTGTTGGATGCATACTCACAGTGTTGTTTGGTGGCGTAGCTTAATGGATAAAGCATGAGATTTCTAATCTCACTAGTGGGGGTTCGAGTCCCTCCGTCATCGTATGGAAAAAAGAATAACTGGTTTTGTTTCTTCACTAAAAAGTAATGAGATTTTTGTATTTGGTTCTAATTTATCTGGCAGGCACGGAAAAGGTGCCGCTAGGCAAGCAATGAAGTGGGGCGCTAAATATGGTAAAGGAAATGGCATCCAAGGTAATACTTATGGAATTCCAACAGTAAATGCTAGAATTTCAAATAAACTCTCTTTAAAAGCAATTTCTTCTTATGTAGATGAATTTATTCAATTCGCTAAAAGTCATCCAGAATATCACTTTTTAGTATCAGAAATTGGGTGTGGTTTAGCAGGATGGACTGTTAAAGATATTGCTCCTTTATTTAGAGAGGCAGTAGAATTAGAAAATATAAGTTTGCCAAAATCTTTTTGGAAAATTTTAAAGAATTAAGGGGTATTTCAGGTTTCGATTGAAAAGTTTAAGATGCGACGAAAATGCACTTGACACGAAAGCGGAGACTTTTCAAGACCTGGGTTCAATTCCCAGATACTCCATAGGAGGGGAGGCGTTAAACGGCTCCTTGGGTGCCAAGCATCCTTAACTCCTTGATTGCTTCTGTGTTGGAAATGGTATACATAGGAGGGGAGGCGTTAAACGGCTCCTTGGGTGCCAAGCATCCTTAACTCCTT